CAGGGCTCAACATAGCTCATAGCTCTATTGCTATCATTTATGCCTGCCGTGGTGGGATCAACCAATACACCGATCAGACCGAGGAAAGTAAGCACCTGACCGGCAATCCTCATGACCAATTCCTCTGTTACAGCTGGGAAGATATCAAACGCTGCCAGCACATTGTAGACAAAACCAACAATAAGCGAGATGAAAGAAGTGAGCCAAACCTTATTCTTGAAACGTACTTTCCAATTAATTTTCATTTTTATACCTCCTTATTTCTGCATTGGAAGATCTGTAAACTGTTTATACAAATCATCCATAACACTGTTAGGACCAAGTGCTTCATAATTTACATACATGTTTTTGATAGTTTCCCGCTCATTGTATTCTGCAAAACCTTTTGACAAGCAGTCACGGAACGAGATCAGCAGTTGGTTTCTCAGAAGCGCCTGAACGCCCAGCATGGTCGCCTTGTTCTGTCCCTCGAGTATCCTGTTTTGCTCGATTACTTCTTCTCTGATTTTATCCCTCTTCTTGAAAGCCCTGTTGATCGCGAAACTGCACACCGCCGCAATGATCCCAGGTACAGCAAACACGGTCAACCATTGATAAAGATTCATACTGGCATCGTCCTTTCTTGTTAACTTGTCGCTTTGTCGAGGTAAACAACTGTGAGGTCGCCTGTGGTATTCGTCCAGAATGTGTTTGTCCCTTTAATTGCTGTAGTTGAATGAGGATCAAGCTGAATAGTGATTGGCGTTTCATATTTCGCTACAATCTGCACAATGGTATCTGGATCATAATCACCGATAATTTTTGCAATTTTTTTGTTTGAGGAAGGAAGATATATGTGCTCCGGGGTATAACTTGTTCCTTCCCATCTGACAAGATTGTTGATATTGCACAGTATTTTTGAACCATAGTCAGATGGAGCAATGGCAGGAACCATATCATGATCAAAGTTGATTGTTCCTTGATAATAACCGGAGGTCTGATGCCTATCAGCTCTTATATCGCCCCATCTTGCGCTTTTCTCTTCCCATTCAACCGTCAGCACACCGGAGACAAGATCAAGCGATCCGCCGTAGACGGAGTTATTGTAAGGCTCAAAAGGAAGGGCAGAACTTCCTTCTGTGAGTTGCGCTTCTATTACAGAACCGCCTTCTGCCGCCGCCGTACTATAGATATAGCATCCGACAAGCAGGTAATTAGCATCAGATGGTGTAGTAAAAGTCACTTCATTTTCAGACGAATACGGTGTATTTACTATCCGTGTGGCTTCATTGTTAACAAACGTTGTTGTATCTGAATACCATACACGATAATACCAACCAGAAAGGTTATCTTCATATTTTACTTTGTAGGTGTATTGAGTATTTGGCTTGCACGGAACAATAAACCCACCATTTACACTTGCGGGCCACGAATAACCATAATTATTATTTGGAGTTATAGTATTGCTTCCGAATACTTGAATATTTTCATTCGTGATTTTAAGCAAGTTTGTTCCAAGCGCGGGAAACACAACATCCAGTTTTCCGCCGTCGAATGGCTCATACACGCCGTCATTTGTATTGGCAGGAGTCACCATGAACTCGGAGACAGTGCAGGACATACCGCAATTTCTGATTTCAAAAGCCTGCCGATACAGTGCGGCTTCTCTGTATAAAAGATTTTTTACAATGAGTGTGTTGCCGATTACTTCGGACGGAGTAGAACCAGAACCTTGCCCCGGCATAATCATCCAGTCGGAAACCGATGCGTTAAGCGGATTGGATGTTATGTCTGTCACTTTCATCGAGATATCGTAACGTTGTCCATCAACCATGTTGTCTGTTCTGATAGAAAAATACCCGTTTCTATAATTCGATTTCCCATAATCCATTGTTGCATCTGTCTGTGTTATGACAAGTGAACTAACAGGTTCTACAGAACTGATGGTTGTTCCATAACTATTTGATATAACGCCCGCATACTCATACTGTCTGTTTGTTGCACTGTACCCACGTAGATACCCAATGTTCTTCTTTGCGTGTACGCAGAACAGGCTGCCCACACCGGAGATCGGACGGATGTTGGAATACGGAGCATAGGACGTCGCAGTAGTTCCAAGTTCAAGCTGCCATTGATTAAAGCTCGTTGCGATGTAATACTGCAAACGAATGAAATAACAGTTTGAAGGTGTATAGAATTGGATGCTCGGTCCAGCGTAATCCGAACTTGTTCGCTCAATCCATACTTTTTCATTTGTATAGAAATATACGGCACGAACATTATTTGCCTGCTCGTTGCAACTCACGATATAATTCGTGTTTGGTGTAACCGGAATATAGTTTTCAAGATATCCGGAAACTTGAGATGTATTTTCAGAGCCATCAGCGTCAAAATAATATCCGTCTCTGCGAATAGCAGCGTCCTTATTAAACTTGTTCTTTCCACCACCCGGAGGATACGGGTCTCCGCTTCCTGCCTGTGTGCATGAGAGCGGAACGACAACACTGTTTAACGGTTTGGCGACATTCGTATTAAACACAACGGGGTTGCCCGTAGCGGTATATTCTACCAGCGAACCGCTCCCGCCGCTGGCAGCATGAAGGAAAAGCAGTTCACGGAGATTCATTATGCATCACCGCCCAAAGAAGCAATCTTACTCCACTGCACCCCGTCTTCATCATATGCATACACATCGCCAGTGTCCACTTCCAGGTATATGCTACCGGTAGCTAATGAGGCGGTCGGCTTCGTGTCGTCATGCAAGCCAGCAAGTTCTTTGTAATACACAGGGGTATCATCGAACGAAATCTGTCTGATCTTCAACTCGCGAATCATGTCGTTTCCTCCTTTATTTCAGATCCGGGATAATTATTGGCAATAGCCTGTGCTTGCGTATAGTCTAGGTCATGAATAGTTACGCTATACTTCTTTTCCGGCGTCGGTCCAGGCTGCTGCTTTACGGCTTCATCTAGTGCCCACCAAGTTGCCTGCCCGACGATCCCATCAACCTTCAGTGCCTTGCCGTCCGGGCCGTCATGGTCTTTCTGGAAGGCTTTCACCGCTTTTTCCGTATTTGCCCCGAATTTCCCATCGGCGCCAGTCTTTCCAACGTCGTAACCCAAGTAGATCAGATCCTCCTGGCACTCCACCACGTACGGCCCGGCGCTTCCGCGTTTGAGCGTCGGCTTCTTCTCCGGTTCAGGCGTCGGCTCTGGGCCAGGCTGAACGCCAGAATAGTCCACGCCTTTCAGCTCTCCCCAGTTCGTCCATTTGGTCGCCGTCACTTTGCTTGTCGTTACACCCTTGATCGTTCCCATTGCTTCGATCACCAGGTCGCCTCCAACATACAAGCCGACATGACTGTATTTCTTCCCGTTCCAAACAAAGACAGCCGTGCCTGGTTTTAGCGTTCCGCCATCAGAGCGCTTACCTTTAGTCAAGTCGCCCTTCTCTGTACAGTATTTCCGGTACATGGTATCAGACCCGTGGTACATATACCCGCCTAATTGTTTGAATGCCCAGCTGAACAAGCCGCTGCAATCCGCCACACGATGGCCAATCCATTTGGATCCGTATTCGCGTCCCTGGGCACGATCAGAATCGGTGGTTTTTTCCAGCTCTGCCTGTTTTGCCGCCGTCCACATTTCACCAGCCGTACCCCAAATATATCCCCATCTGTCGTTTAGCGCCTGTCTGAATTTTTCAATCAGCGCGTCTGTCGAGATCACGTTTTCGTTTGGCATTGTTGTCCTCCTTTCCGCTCCGTACTGTTCTATTCGGTAGAACAAAGACAGCCTCCATAGCAAGAACAATTAAACAAATGGTTACCAGAATAATCCAAACCGTATTCACCACCACCTTGCTTGTTTTGTGTGGATGCTTAAATCAAACTTTAACTCACTTTGTCTTTATTCATTTTCTCCAACTCTTTTAGAATTTTGGAACTGTTTATCGCAATATGCACGAGTGTTGCACAAATTAGATAACCCATGAGAAGAAAGTTAATTCCAAGACAACGGATTACTTCGTCAAGGCTCATTCCAACTTCACCCTTTCTGCCTTTAATGTTTAACTTGCCGGTAACTTGCCGGTAACTTTCACAACCTTTTGTGCCATTTTCTCCAACAATCAACCGCAAGTGCTATGCATCAGCCTATCACAACAATAGCCATAGCAACAATGCAGTACGGGTCATTCATCATCCATGTTAATGCACTGTCAGGCATCCAACTTCACCGACCTTCTGCATGGATTTGTTTTAACAACTCGCACGATTCACAATCTTCATATAAGTCATCTTCACGATTACACTTGTACAACGGGCAATCAGCAATCAATTCTCCTGCGTGCCAACACTTCTTATTATCGCAATCAACGCATAGGTTTTTCCGATGACATTCACGTATTTGAACGTCCATCCAATCCACCACCTTCTAACTTAAAGTGTCACTTTTCTTACTCCTGCAGGAATTGGCAATAAAGCTTGATCTGTTGTCGCTGGGCTAACTGTTACCGTTCCATTCATGTTATCCGTTTCCGTCACCCCTGCCGGCAGCACAGACGGCACGGACACATTCGTTCCGTCCCAGGTCCAGAGTTTCAGCTTCTGCAGCAGGTATGCCCGGAAGGCTTCATCCGTCATTCCGTACTCCCGACTAAGGCCAATAACGTTTGCAATTGCATCCAGCTGACTTCCCTCTGCTGAGACAAAAGAGAAGCCTATCTGGATCGAACTAATTACGGATGCCAGATCAATTGCTTGCTGCAATACTACTTCTGCCAGCGCCATAAAACGCGGTTTCTCCCGACTTGCCCCAGGAAACAGAGCAAGATAATCATTTAAGACCAACGAATACTCACCCCTCCCGTGGGCGGCGCCACGATGACCTCATCCCAGTTCGCCTCGATCCTGCTCCGGATCACGGAAGACCCGCCGGGCTCCGCTACCTGGATATCTGTGACCACAAATGTACTGGCCAGAGCCGGATCGGCACCATAGATCACACCGTAGAGCTGCGGGATGTTCAGCGGTTCCCCGATGCCGAGCTTGTCAACAAACCCATGGATGGCCGGCACCACCGCCGCCTCGATGGCGGCCTGGCTGCCGCCGGGCAGGACGGAAATGAACGGATAAATAAATACTATCCGGTCTGTGTACCGGGTGAAATGAATGGAATACGAATTCCCGGCGGCGTCCTTCGCCGTGCCGGTCGTGCTCCCGTACGTCCCGATTCCCGGCGGTTTATGATCAAAGATCTGTTGAGCTACTGTTTTTGTAGTGCCGTATTTTACTACCACTGCAATATTATGTGCAGGAATACCATTCGCATCAGTTGTATCTGTATCATTAACATATACCTTGGCATCTTCAATACTTTTGGCTTGCATTACAGCTGCGTATAAAGCATCGTAAGAGTTTGTGCTTCGGCCAGCCAGGCTAGTGCGGATCCGTGCCCGTACGGAAGCGTCTGTTTCCCCGGACGCCCGGACCAGCCCGTACTGCGGCAGCAACAGATCCAAGGCGGCGCCAGAGGCAGTCATCGGATTCCGGGAATTGAAGTCCTGCACCACCAGGGCGGACGTATCATCCAAAGCTTTGGCAAACACGGACAACAGCTGGTAATCCGGCACAGAAGCGGAGAGTTCTGCCTCGACGCCGAAGATATTTCGATAAGCTGTTACCA